AAAAAGAAAGATGAGCTTAAAGATTATTTTGATGGTTTAAATCAGTCTGATGAAGATGATAAAAATCAAATGAGTCTTGCTAATGTTATTGAAGCCGTGGGTGTTGACATCCTCGATGACAATGACAAACCTGTTCAATTTGAAGATACTCCTGAAGGACTTGCACAGTATGTTGATGCTGTTATTAAAACCTCACAGCAAGAAATTGCTGAAACCGCTATTAATAGTCTTTATAATCGTTATCCTATTCTGAAAGATGTTCTTGACTATTATCTTGCTAATGGAAACAGTCTTGACGGTTTTACTGGTCGTGAAGATAGAAGTTCTATTACAATAGATGAAAACAATCAAGCTCAACAAGAAGAAATTATTCGTCTTGCTTGGAAAGAACGCGGACAGAATATAGATGATGCTTATATTGCCTATTTAAAATCTTCCGGTCTTTTACTTCAAACTGCTGAACAAGAACTTGAAAATATTCAAAATGCAGATAAAGCTGAGAGGCAACGATTAGCTGATGAAGCAAGAGCTGCTGAACAGAAAGCTATTGAAGAAAGTCAAGCTTATTGGAATGGAGTTAAACAAGTTATTGACGGAAGAAAAGTTGCTGGCTATGAAATTCCTCAGACAATTCTAATTCAGAAAGAAGGTAAACAAATAGCTGTAACTCCAAATGACTTCTTTAATTATCTCTATCAAACTGATAAAGAAGGATATACTCGTTATCAAAGAGATATTATGAAGCAAACTCCTGAAAGCCGTAGAGATGATGAAATTCTTCGTGCTTTTCTAACATTCACAGGTGGAAGTTATGCTAATCTTGTAGATATGGCAATTAAAGAAAAAGAAGCTATTAAGCTTCGTAGTAAAGCTAAAGAAGCTGCGGCCCATAGAACTACTGTTAAGGTTTCTACTCCACAAAGTAAACAAGAAATTAAGTTTGGTAATTAATCTTTAACTTTTATGGGTTATTTCAAAATGCGTGAAATTGCTCGTGGTAAGTATGAAGATAGAGGTTATAGCAATGAGGAATCTATTGCTTATCTCCAACTTCAAAAACCTGAGCAAATTAATGGTTTCCTTACCTATAACTTTGGTATGGATGATGACCGTTTTCCTCTTTCCTTTATGACCGAAGGTCAAGGTGCTCGTGGTACTACTGATATTGGTACTGTTCAATGGACTTGGCCTGTGATGGGGCGTATGAAGTTTACTGATATGCTCACTCACGCTGACATTGTTACTGGAAAAACTGGTGTTAACGGTGCTGAATTTATTGTTCATTTCCAAACCCATTGGTTTATTGAGCAATATGGTCTTACTCTTCCTGATGGTATGACTCAGGTTCGTATTCAGAAAGACCTTGGTGAATCTGCTTATGGCTATGCTTATCTTGTTAAGCTTACCACTCCTAATCCTGAGGCTTTCGTTCCTGATGAGTTACTTGCTGAAGGTCTTTATTGGTCTATGCAAGCTCCTACCATTTCTGAATCTTATTCCAAAGGTAACCGTAGTAATACTATGGGTCCTGGTAAGATGACCTCTCAGCTTGAGTTCCATCGTTATTCTAAAGAGATTGCTGGTAATCTTGCCAACACTATTTGTGAATACGAGTTCAAGCAAGAGAATGGTGGTACTACCAAGCTTTGGATTAATGAAGAGATGCGTCAATTTAACCTTAATATGCGTGTTATGAATGAGGAACGCCTGTGGCTTGCCGAATATAACCGTAATGTTAATGGTGAAGTTGTTCTCAAAGACCGTGATAATGGTAAACCTATTCCTCATACTGCTGGTATGCTCGAGATTTGCCGTGAGTCCAACTATGATACTTATGGTGAGTTCCTTACTTTAAGTAAGATTAAGAGGACTGTTGGTGATGTTCTTTCTCGTGATACCGATACTGGCAAAATGGATATTGTCCTTATGGGCGGTAAAGGTTTCCTTGAGGACTTTGACGAGGCTATGAAGATGGATGCTAAGGAGAATGGTTTCCTTACTCCTCTCGGTGAAAAAGAGATTACTGGTAACGGTTATGGTCTTGAGTACGGTGCTTATTTCCGTAAGTATAAGACTGTTGATGGTCACACTATTACTGCTAAGCATTGTTCCTTCTTCGATAAGGGTACTGTTGCTGAAGCTCAGAAACAGAATGGTATGATTCATCCTCGTTCTGGTTATCCTATTTATTCCCACCAGGCTTGCTTTATTGACTTTTCTTCTTACGAGGGTTCTCAGAATGTTCGTATGGTTCGTCAGAAAGGTCAGATTTATAAAGCTAAAGTTCTTAAGGGTCTTACTGATGTTCCTGCATCTTGGGGTGTTCCTGATAGCAACTTTATCTCTACGGAAATTGATATGTCCCGTTTCGAGATTAAGAACAGCTTTGGTCTGCAAGTGAACAACTCCAATAAGATGTTCATGTTAAAGTGCGTTCTCTAATAGTTAATAATAAATTTTGAATTATGGCTGATTCTGCTCCTAAATTCGGTTTCGGAAATGCAGAAACTGAAAAAGTAAAGTCTGGTGTTGAAGAACAAAATCCTATTTCCCCCGTAAAGGAAAATGATGCTGAACTTGATAAACCTTACTATGATGAACGAAGCGTTACTATTAGTCTTGTTCGTAATTATAGTTTGTTTAGAAAAGTTAATGACAAAGTAATGCCGATGAAAACAGATATGATTGGTTCTTCAATCAATTCTTCTCGGATACTTTGTGCTAATAAAGCTGAAATGGATGCTTACATGCCTAATGTTCTTGGTATTTCTTCTAATGACCCTGATTTTGTTAGGCGTGTTAAAATGTATTTCAACAATATTCAAATTAAAGTTAATAATTTAGGAAAGAAATTTGACACTGGCTTTCACTATTATAAGAAGTCCGATTATTATTCTTTCAAAAAGCGTGAGGATGCTATTAATGAAGAGTATGACGCTGTTCCTCGTCAGAACTTTTCTAAGATGAAAGAAGCTATTAAAGAAAAAATTAATAAGCTTAATGCTCTTGAGTCTGAGAAATATAGGTATGGTTATCCTAACAATGTCGAAGATTACTTAATGTATCGTCATTGTCTTCTTTATTCTGATGTGGCAAAGGATATGGCTTTTATTAATGCTGACCCTAATATTCGTTTTTATTTTAAAGATGATAAAAAGGAAAGCGAAAGAATGTCCAAAGAACGCGAGCAAATTAATAAAGCTAAATCTAACTATCTGTCTTGTCTTAATGATGATGAACTCTTCAATGCAGTATATATTCAATATTGTGTTGCTGCTGGTTTACCTGTCATTACTTCTCTTAATCTTGATAGGGTTGAGAAAGAAAATAGACTTGATAAGTTTAGTACAGAAGAAGCTCGTAAGTTTAATAGGTTCTTTGCTGATAAGGATATAAAACTTAAGGGTACTATTGAGATTTTAATTGCTCGTGGAGAGCTTAATAGACTTCCGAACAATCAAAATATAGTTTCCTCTACGGGGGATTTCATCGGTGCTAATATTGGTGAAGCTGTTGCTTGGTTTAAGAACCCTGATAATGCTAATGCAGTTAATGTTCTGAACAACAAACTTAAACAGTTATAATAATGGATATACTTGCGATGCACGAGATGTTTCGTGTATTAGGACAACAAATGGGTTTAGAAAGGGTTCGTGGTATTCTTGAAGAATCCATTGATGTTTACCTTAATGCTGCAATAAAAGAAACTGTTGCAAATGTTGTTAAAAGCAATGTTCAAACCATTTATAAAGATAAGATTACAGTCCAGGATAATCCTATTTCTCCAATAAATGGTGTTTCTACTCTTTATAAAGAAAATACTTTTAATGTTAACACTACTTCAGATTCTCTTGTAGATATAACCTTAAAAGATGTTCAATATATTTTCGGTTTTAGTATTTCTTATCCTGGCGAAACAAATTACAAACAATGTAGATTTATAGAACCGGACAGAGTTGATATTACTTTAGACGACTATTGTTCTCGTGCATCAAAAAGGTATCCTGTTATAACTTTTGTAAGTGCTGATGAAAATACGAATTCTTATAAGTTTAGGATTTATACTGGAAAAACTGATATAAACACTCTTAGAGTTAAATATATAAAGCTTCCTGATGAAGTAAGTCTTGGACAAAATATTAATTGTGATTTACCTGAGCATTTACATAAAGATGTTGTTGAACTTGCTGTTCAAAAGTATTTTAATTCTGTTGGTTCTACAAGCCAAAATGTTAGATAAAATAACTTAATATAATATGCGACAATTACTTTTTGTTAAAAGTTTAGTTACGAGTGGAGCTGTTTCTTCCGTTACTACTGAGGGTGCTTTTGGTATGGCTGCGATTGACCCTTCTACTGGAAAAATGATTTTTATTAATACTCCTATTCTTAACGCTTCTAGTATTCCTTATTTTGACCAAAACGGTGTTCAACATATAAATCTTGTTCTTGTCCGTTCTGCTGCTAATGGTGGTAATGTTGTTCTTCCTCTTTATTCGAATCATTATGATGTTGCTAAGGGTCAATATCAGGCAGCTACTACTTTTGTTGCTACTCTGACTGTTCCTACACCGGATTCTGAGTATTATGACTATACCATTATTGCTGTTAAGAAAGGTAAGAAATTTAATGAGCGTAATAAGTGGACTGCTTCTGTTCGTGTTAAATCCAC